GATGAAATACGAACGCAAACAGCATCACAAGATAAACAATCATTAATCGGCGCACAGCAAGCAGAGATGCAAGCTATATACGCGCACGATACAAGCCTAAATGAAGGCACTAGCCAATGGATGAAAAACCTTCGTGCATCGGTTCGACCAGTTATTACTTATGGCTTTTTCTTTTTACTATGTGCTATTGATGGAGTGCTGGCATATAAAGGCATGACAAACGGCACAGATTTTAATGAACTTGCAAATCAATTATGGGATGATGAAACGCAAGCATTATTTGCGGCAATTATCAGCTTTCATTTTGGCGGCAGGGCGTTTGGCAAATGAAAGATTATTCAGATTTTCATACACAAAAAGAAATATTAATTGATTATTTGCAGGTCATGATTGCTTTACAAGATTGGCATGGTGTTTCGGATGTGGCTAATGATTTGCGAGAACTAGAAGCAAAACATAAGGCTGAATATGATTAGTGACAAGGCTCTTAAAATGATAGCGCATCATGAAGGCATCAGATTAAAGCCTTATCGATGCGCTGCTTCGCTTTGGACAATTGGAGTTGGTCATGTAATTGATGCAAATCAATGCAAAATGACTATGGCAGATAGGCTTTGTATGCCATGCCCATCTGATTGGAATCGAACTTTTACCATAGAAGAAGTTAATGCTTTACTTGCAAAAGACCTTGAGCGTTTTGAACGTGGAGTTCTTAAATATTGTTTTAATGCTGGCAGCAAGCAAAGCTGGATTGATTCTTTGGTCAGCTTTTCATTTAATGTAGGTTTAGGAACTTTGCAGCGCAGTACATTAAGACAAAAACATAATCGTGGCGATTATCAAGGTGCTGCTGATGAATTTTTAAAATACACAAAAGCAGGTGGAAAAGTTTTAAAAGGGTTAGTAAATAGACGCAATGACGAACGCGCTGTTTATCTTACTTAAAACGTATTTCTACGCATGATTTACAAATCCATCTGCGAGTTTTTCCGTTCAAAGTTATTTTCCAAAATCCACCAATAGAATTTCTTACTTGACTGCAATTTGTACAATAACGATTGCCTTCGGGACTAGCATCAGCTTTTACTAAATTTTGTTTTAATATTATTTTCATTTTTTGTAAAATAAATGGGTGCATACCTGATTAAATACCTGTATGCACCCGATTCAAAAATCATTCTTCTTCTGACAAAATCCAATCATCTGCTTCTTCACTATAATAATAAAGATCGCCTTCTTCATCGCAGTACCAAACAGTACTGTCTGAATCAACTTCTGCCCAATTTTGCAAATCTTCATCAAAATAATACCAAACATCTAAATCTTCATCATAAAACCAAACTGTACCATCATCATCTTCAACAAATTCATCTTCAAATTTTTCTTCATATTCTTCTTCTTCAACATCAACCAATTCCAAATTCATCAAATTCAAATAATTGACAAGGTCAATTGCCACCAAAAATTTTGCTTTCATAATAAACCCCATAGTTGTAGTTAAATTGACAACCAATTTACTGGTTGAATAAATATGCTACTACATTTTTATGACATTTAAATTTTAAAAACATGACCTCGAAAATAAGCTAAACCTTCATCTTCGTCAATTACTTCAAATAATTCTGGTGGCATTAATTTACCTTTGTAAATTGTCAAAATTGCTCCTCCAGAACGCCAATTGCGGGGCGAATCTTCCATGTACTGAAAGCCATCGCCATAAATAGGAGCTAATGTTCCAGTATCAATGCCATATCTAGCACCTGCATAATCCGAAAATGGGGTTACCTTTAAACTGTGAAGGTGCCCGGTACAAAAAGAAACGCCTGATTTCAAAATATTATTATAAACAGCGTGAATTCCATTATGCCATCTGTGTTTAATCATTAAATTATCATTAACCATAATTGAAGTTTGAAATTTCCAACGTGGAAAATAATCTTTAAGATTAAAACCTTGCAAACCTTTAAAACCATCACCAACTTGTTGCGCCAAACGGGAATTAAAACGTAAATCATGATTTCCCCATGTCCATAATAATTTGGCATTACCTGCAACAGTTTCTATTTCATTAACTCGATCTTGACATTCTTCCAATTCTTGTTTAACAGTTGGAGTTGAATTAGGTTTCCAATCTGCATCGGGGAATCGGCTAATTGTTGCGCCATCAAATACATCTCCATTAAGGCAAATAATTTGCGGGCTTAGTGCTTTAACAAGAAAAACAAATGCGCGATGTGCTGTAGATATTACATTGGGAAAATAATGGCAATCAGATGCCACCATAATAATGCCATCTTTGAGTGCTACTTTTGATCGAACGCCATTTTCGGGATAAGTAATTTGAAAATCAGGGCTTCTACTGCTAACTGCCAATAATTTTTCGCCTGTCTTTTCTTCTAATGTTCTGCGTCTTTGATTAATTCCGCGAATTGTTAATCCAGTTAATTTTGCTATTTCATTAACACTTCCATGTTTTTTCCATAACATCAAAAAATCTTCATCAGATATTTTATAAGCCATGTTTATGCCTTTGCAATAAAATTAAGCGAAACATAACATAAAATTATTGCAATAGTGTTAAATTAAGTAATTGTTGTGGATTATTTATAATGTCCGACATTTTCATACATTTATCGGACAATTATATATTTTCCAAATTTATTTGAATTTTTTCAACTAATTCTCTTATGCTTTCAACTTTACCTTGATCGTATCCAATGCAATATGAAGTCATAAATAATTGTTTTGTTGCTTCATCAAAATTTGTTTTTTTAATCATTTCAATAAAATCATTTTTCTTCATTTTTGCTTCCTTGCGCGGATAACTTCAATACATTCAGGATATGCAGGAGACTGATAATCATCTACATCTTGAATTGCTTTAATACACGCCTCGCGCTCCTGCGCTATTGCTCCATCAATAATCAAACGTACTTCTTCTTCTGTATATTCTTTAATCATTTTGATTTCCTTTCACGCTTCTATATTCAAATAAACCTGCTTTATCTTCGTAAACAATATCAAACAATCGTGCAAGATATGGCGCATGATGATCATTAATTTTCCATGCACTACCAACTTCTTTTAATGCTGAATGATGGCGCAAAACTTCAATAATGGTTCGTGCGGAATAATGCTTAAAACCTTTTTGATGAATTTTAATTGTTTCATTTACAAAAGCATTCCAAATGTGCTGATTTTCAGGCAACCATTTAACAAATTCATCAGAAAATTTTTCTTTGTTGTCCAATAAAGTATCAATAAGAAAAACAGCTTTTAAATTTAAATTCATTGTAATTTTCCCTCGCCTCGTTTATTCGCGTTATATGTTCGCCATGCTTCAATTTTTGATGTTGCTGCAACCATACCCCAACGGTTTAATTCGTCTTGATAAACGGCTTGCTTTAACGCTTCAAGATGATCTTTGTAAGATTGATGAGAATATGCATAAGATTCTTTTTCCAAAATTGTCATGTTGACGCATCTAACAACAAGATCGGCTTTGATAACCTTTCTATATTCTTCCATATAAATTTTATTTGCTCGTGCTTGTGCTGCTGCTGGCGCATTGATTCGTAAATATTCCAATGCATTGTGAACTTCGTCATCATCAATCATATTTCCTTGCGTTGAAAGGTGGGCTACTCGCTGCATTGTACGCAACCATGATTGCGCTTATATTCAACATCCGCTTTCGCCCATAAATTAAAACGGTATTGGGTCATTCATATCATCATATTGTTCATCTTGTTTTGGTGCTTGTTTCGGTAAATCATCTGGTTTATTGCCAATTAATTTAAACAAATCGGATTGAATTTCAAATGCTGATCTTTCAATACCTTGTTTATCGGTGTATTTTTTTTGCTTGATTTTGCCTTCAATATATAACTGACTGCCTTTTCGAACGTATTGTTTAATTATTTCGGCTGGCTTACCAAAAAAATTAACGCGATGCCATTCGGTTGATTCTTGTTTTTCGCCTGATTTACTTTTCCAGTATTCAGTTGTAGCAATAGAAAGATTAACTACAGGATCACCAGAATTTGTAATTCGCATTTCAGGGTCTTGACCAACCCGACCAACCAATATCACTTTATTTACGCTCATTTTATTTCCTATTTAATATCAACACGTTGTTTACGTTCTAATCTGCAACCTTCAACTATTAAACCTTCTTTAATATCTTTTTTAAGCAAAACTTTGTCCAAAACTTTTTCAGGCGGTGGTGGCTGTTTGTAATATTCATCAGGAATTTGTGCGCCAATATCAACAACTAATGATTCAGGATTGTCGCGCACAGAAATGGCGAAATATGGGCATTCAATCTTTGTTATGCCCGTTCTGTTCATGTTTTCAAGCAAATATTGTTTGATGCGGGTAGATTTAGATTCTAATGCTTTGCGCCTGGCTGCCATTTCTGATTCAGCTTGTTTAATCGATTCGGCACTTGTTTCAAGATTGCGAATATACATTGCCACATTTGTTGCTTTTTCTTCTATATCGCTTTCAAGAGAATCAAGCAAAGCACTAAAAGAATCTTCATTACCTAGTTCATCTGTTTTTTCTAAAATTTGCAGGTATTGATCGGCTAATTGATAAAGTGCAATGTTCATTTCAAATCATCCTTTTTTTCAAATCGTACTTTGATGCCATCTTTAAGTTTTGTAAATGTTTCAACTGCTGCTTGATCGTTTGCGCCTTGTGCTGCCCGATATGCGTTTTGAAAATTGGTTTGCAGTTCCTGCATATCAATTGACGATTGAATTAACGCTATAAAATCGGCTAATACGCGATCAGGCAATACTTTAATTGTTTGAGGTTTTGATGCTAAATTTCCATCATCATCTTCTGGAGCGATGCCACAGGATGCCATTAGGCTATACCTTCTTGCATAGGTCAAAGCACTACCATATCCTTGTGGGTCTTGTTTGGATGCTGGCAACCACAACTTACCAGAACGCAATTCTTCGCCTGATTCGTGCAAAAAAACGGTTTCAATGCAAATGCCTGATTCAACTTCATACGTCTGCTGAATCAACGCTATACCGTTTGAATTTAGCGCATCTATAACTGCTTCTATACAAGAGGTTAAATCAGCATAGCGGTTCTTAAAATGCGGATTGGTGTTTTTTTTGAGTGCCGCACCAAATTGAGATTGCGCTTTTACAAAAGCTACTGCAATTTGTTTTATATTATTTTCCATATATTAATTTTCTTTCAATATTCGCATAGGATTGGCAAGCGATTCAATGCCAGCGGCAGATAATTTTCGATAATTTGCCCATTTTTTTTGATAAGCAGGGTCTTGAGTTGGCGGTATCCAACCTTTTAATTTCCAGCGAATAGTTACATCTGTTGTTGCTGGTGTGTATATATAATAATCAAATTGGAAAGTAGTCATGATATTTCCTCCAAGAAACACAAGAGAATAAACAATAACACAGAGCAAAACGCCATTATTTTTGGGTGATTAGCAAGCCAATCATCAGTTGCAAATGGATTAAATTTCATATTTCCTCGCTTAGAAATGCCCTTTGCGGGGCGGGTTAATTAGATTGCTTCAATAGATTCAATTTGCCACATTAACGCTAATGCGCGTAGATTAGCGTCGGCAATTGATTTGTGAATCTCAACATTGCGACATTCTTTATTAAGAATCTTGCTGTAAACGTAGAAAGTAACTTTAAACATTTGCTGCTCCTTCACTAAGAAATCCGCTAAGTTGCTGCGGTATGTAGAGAATATATTGGATTATTTAATTTGGCGCAAGTATTATTTGTGAATTTTATGCATTTATTTAATTTGTAACAAATATGCAACAAAATACAAAAAGATTGCTTAAATTATGGAAATGTTGCAATAATTGTCGGGTTGGACAATATTGGAAAGGATAAACAATGCCATTACCACGACGAGATACCGCTGTTTTCAAAGTATTGGAAGGATTAGCAAAGCATGGAGATATGTCAATTGATGAAATTATTGAAAAGGTCGGCTACGTCACAGATAAACCAATGCGTTATGCAATGGTGCAATTATTAGGTCGAATGCTAAACATAGGATATGTTGAATTTATTGAAGGCAAATATGCAATTATTCTAGATGTAAAATCATACGTTGAAGATTTAATTGAAAATAGTTTGTGCAAAGAAACAAAAGATTTAGTTGCACCTGCTTATAAAAATATTTATACACCAGAAATGAAAAGTTACAATTTATTTGCTAATAAAAGAGGATATTAAAATGACCTTAGATGAATTTTTAAAAGAACATGGCGCAGCACGAAAATTGGCTGACAAAACTGGAATTTCACCACCTGAAATTTCGCGTTTGCGATCAGGCAAAAAAACAATTACGTTTCAAAATGCAGCGTTAATTGAATTTGGCTCAGATGGTGCAATCAAGATGGAATCATTGCTTGAAGATCAGCATTTGCGTACTGTTGCAGGATTTATTCGCGCTAATGTTTCGCAGTAAAAAATTGCTTGATGCGGCGCGTGGGCAGCAATGTCAGATTCAAATACCTAATATATGCAATGGGAACTCTGAAACTGTTGTTGCTGCTCATTCTAATAATTTGCGGCATGGCAAAGGCATGGGTATTAAAGCCAATGATTGTTTTGTTGCTTGGGCTTGTAGTAGTTGCCATTATGAGATAGATCAAGGTTCAACTTTATGCAGACAAGAAAAAGATGCATATTGGGATATTGGTTTTGAGCGCACGATTTTGCAAATGTTTCTGCAAGGTATTGTAAAAGTAAATTAAAATAGTAGTGTGCTTGGCAGCATACATAAATCGGTAAGCCTTAGATGGGACTCTGCTAGTTACCGACTAGTCTGCCAACATTCGCAAGAATGAGAGTCTCACCTAAGGCTTTTTTTTGGAAAAAAATGCATTACTATCAATTTAATATTGGAGATTATTCTAGTCATACTAGACATTTATCTTTGATAGAAGATGCAATTTACAGGCGTTTACTTGATGCTTATTATTTGCATGAACGCCCGTTTAACAACGATACAACGGTGGTTGCACGACAAATTAGCGCAAGAGAATATGAAAATGAAGTAAAAATTATTCTTGAGGAATTCTTTGAATTAACTGATAAAGGATGGATAAACTTTCGCGCAGACAAGGAAATTCAGCATTTTCATTCAAAAATAATACAAGCGTCAAACGCTGGTAAAGCATCTGCTCAAGCAAGATTAAACAAGCGTTCAACGGATGTTGCAACGGATGTTCAACCAACCAATAACCAAGAACCAATAACCAATAACCATAAACCAGTAACTAATGTAGAACGCGCTACGCGCTTGCAAGAAAATTGGCAACCAACTGAATCTATGATTCAATTTTGCATTACAGAAAGGCTTGATTTAGATTGGAAAGCTGTTGCTGATGGTTTTCGTGATTATTGGATATCGCAACCAGCATCAAAAGCAAAAAAATCTGATTGGGAAGCGACTTGGCGTAATTGGGTAAGGAATCAGCGCAGACCTTTTGGCATTATGAAAAATGTTAACGGTAAAACGCAAAATCAAATAAATGCAGATTTAGTATTGGCTGATTTAAGGGCTGAAGAAAATGCACAATAACGACAAGGAACGATTTTTATTTATGATGTCAGGCATTTCCGATTATTATGGTCGGCAGCTTGGCAAGGATGCAATCAGGCTTTATTGGGAAGGATTAAAGCAATACGATTTGCAAGCAGTTGAAAAGGCATTTTGGACGCATACGCAAAATCCTGATACTGGTCAATTCATGCCTAAAATTGCTGATGTTGCAAAATATCTAAAAGGCAGGACAACAGATCAGGCATCAATCGCTTGGTCAAAAGTGGATAAAGCAATGCGTCATGTTGGAACGTATCAAGACGTTTGTTTTGATGATGCAATTATTCATAAAGTTATTGAGGATATGGGTGGCTGGATTTCATTAGGCATGAAAACACAGGAAGATTGGACATTTCTGCAAAATCAGTTTGAGAATCGGTATCGAGGTTATGTTATGCGTGATGAAAAGCCTGAATATCCGGCGAGATTAATTGGCGTTGCCAATGCCTACAATGCTTTAAATGGTTTTGATTTACGTCCACCAATGATGATTGGCGATCAAATTAAGGCGCAAATGGTTTTGCAAGGCGGCAGCAATTTGCCATCATTAGAAATGAAACAAGCAGCAGATAATATAAAATTGTTACAATGAAATGTATTGAATGCAAAAATTGTGATTTGCAGTTATATCCTAGAATGTCTAAATTAGGTTTTGGTTTTTGTACTATAAAAGTTGCAACATATTATTCTTTGTATAAAAATATTGAATGTAATAAATTTATAAAAGCTGAAGCAAAAGTTATTGATGCAAGAATAGAATGGTTTAATAAACACTTTAAGGATTAAAAGTGAGGATTGCTAGAGTTGACGATAATCAAAAAGCGATAGTCAGATATTTGCGCGATATGGGCGTATCGGTTGCTGTTACTAGCGCAACAGGAAAAGGTTTTCCTGATTTAGTATGTGGCTTTAAAGGCAAAAATATATTGCTTGAATTAAAAGATGGAAATAAACCTTTATCGGCTCAGGTACTTACACCAGAACAAAGAATATGGCATCATGATTGGAAAGGGCAGGTAACAGTTATTAATTCTGCACAATCTGCTTGGGAAGAAATACAAAAGCAAACAAGGATTTAATATGCCATTACGCAAAACTTCATCAGGTTGGATGTGGGGCAGCAAACATTTTAAAACGAAGGCAGACGCTATTGCTGCGCGAACTGCTGCTTATGCTAACGGATATAAAGGTGAAACAATGGTAACTTACAAAATTGGCGAACAACCTGAAGAAGAAGATTCATTGACTGAACTGGTCATGGATTTGCTGCATTCCGCAACTGTCACGCACATTATGCATTGGCAGACAACCAGCTATTCACAGCACGTTGCGCTTGGAGAATTTTATAGCGAAATACCTGAATTGATTGATGCGGTTATTGAAGCGTATCAAGGTAAGAACAATGTAATACTAAGCAAATATCCTGTGGAAATGGAATCATACGAAGATTTAACTCCATTAAACTATTTAGAATATTTGAATCAAGAATTGTATGAAAGTCGCGGAATGTTTGGAGATGATAGCGAAATACAAAATTTGGTTGATTCAATTGCAGAGTTGATTGATTCGACAATTTATAAATTAAGACGTTTTAAATAAGGAGCAAATATGAGCAAAATATTAGATGATGCGCTTGAGCATTTAACAACTACTTATCAGTCACTTGCACAGGCAGCTATTGAGTATCGTGATGTGTTGGATTTATCTGAAGTCAACGCACAATTAAACAAAGCTGTACCTGATACTGCTGAATACATTGCATTGCAACAGTTGGCATTGTTATTGCAGACCAGCATTGTTGATGTAACACCAGCACCACAACAGATGCAAACGCCAACAGCACCACAACAACCATTGCCTGCACCAGCACAAGATCAAACAGACTGATGCCTTATGCGCCATTGAATGCTGAATGCAAAGAGTATGGATGCCGCAATAGTAAGACAGGCAGATCATCCTATTGCATTGAGCATGGCGGCGGTATTACAGAAATAAGTAAGGCTAACAGTAAGTTATATAATCAACAATCATGGAACAAGATAAGAGCGCGACAACTTAGTAAACAACCTTTATGCGCTCGATGCCAGCATGAAGGAAAAATTACTGCTGCGACAACTGTTGATCATGTATTCCCTCACAGGCGGGATGCATCTAAGTTTACGTTGAATATGTTTCAATCTTTATGCGTTGCTTGTCATACGATTAAAGGACAGGATGAACGCAAGGGAATTTACAATCATTACAACGCGCATGGCGTTACGCAATACACCGATGATGATTATGTAAGGCTATCAGGTATGCAATTTCAATAGGTAATAGTATTAATCTATTGGAGTTGGCACAGTTTTTGATTTGATAGCAAGTTTGTTGTAAAAAAAATAATTTATGAACGATTTTGGTGCGAATAACTTAAAATTCTGGCGTTTTATCAAGAGCAAGCGCGGGGGCAACTTTCCGTAGATTGAGCAGGACTATGGGGGGGTTAAAAAAACAATATGAGGACAAAATGAAAATACAAGAAATAGAAATAGAAAAATTAATTCCATATGCAAGAAATTCCAGAACTCATAGCGATGAACAAGTGGCGCAGATTGCGGCAAGCATTAGAGAATTTGGTTGGACTAATCCCATTTTAATTGATGGTGAATCTGGCATCATTGCTGGGCATGGGCGGCTGGCTGCGGCGCGTAAATTGGGATTAAAAAAAATTCCTGTGATTGAGTTATCGCATCTTTCACCAACGCAAAAAAAAGCATTAATTATTGCCGACAACAAACTTGCACTAAACGCAGGTTGGGATAATGAAATGCTTGCGCTGGAGTTTGAGGAATTAGAAATTGAAGGATTTGATCTTGCGCTGACAGGTTTTGGCGAAGATGAGCGCGATGCATTAAAACCTGAGCAAGTAATTGAAGGATTGACGGATGAGGATGCAGTTCCTGATGTGCCGGATGAACCAATTACTAAACTTGGCGATATTTATCAACTTGGTAAGCATAGATTAATGTGCGGCGATTCTTGCAGCATTACAGATATGGAAAAGTTATGCGATGGTCAACTAGTAGATATGTGGTTAACTGATCCTCCATATAACGTTGCTTATGAAGGTAAAACAAAAGATGCTTTAAAAATTCAAAATGACAGTATGGGCAATGATCAATTTAGGCAATTTTTGCGCGATGCTTATGTGACTGCTGATACTGTAATGAAAGCTGGTGCTGTATTTTATATTTGGCATGCAGATTCAGAAGGATATAATTTTCGCGGTGCGGCGCATGATGCTGGATGGAAAGTTCGCCAATGTCTTATTTGGAAAAAATCAACTATGGTTATGGGGCGACAAGATTACCATTGGAAACACGAACCATGTCTTTATGGATGGAAAGAAGGCTCTGGGCATTTGTGGGCAACAGATAGAAAACAAACAACCATTCTTGAGTTTGATAAACCAAGCAGAAATGGCGAACATCCAACAATGAAACCAGTTGCATTGTTTGAATACCAAATGTTAAACAATACAAAAGGTGGAGATATTGTATTAGATTCATTTGGTGGCAGCGGCACAACAATGTTGGCTGCGGAAAAGAATGGTCGTTATTCTAGGTTAATGGAATTAGACCCAAAGTATTGTGATGTAATAGTAAAAAGATGGGAAGAATTTACAGGCAAAAAAGCAGAGTTAATTAATGGCAGCGCACAATAAACTACCGCCGGAAGTGCATGGCGTTCATGGCAGTAAAGGAATGAATGTCGGCATTATGATGCCTGAAAAACTTAAGACAAGAATTCCTTTTGCAGAATGGGCAAGTCAGCCAGAATTTTTTAGCAAACAAAGGTTTGTAGAAGAAACGGCAAAGTATTTGTTTGACGTTTACGGCATCGGCACAGAGCAAGATCGGCATACTTTAATGATGCTGGCAGACCAGATGCAAACATACATTGACGCAAGATCGCAACAAGACAAGCATCCGCTAGTAGTCAAAATTAACAACGGCAAAACGCTTGCCCCAAATCCTTATATATCGCTTGCAAATAAAGCGATGGAAAATTGCGTCAAGTTAATGAACGAATTAGGTCTTACTCCCAAATCAAGACTTGCGGCTAATAAATTAGAAGATGATTCTCCATTGGCTGATTTCTTAAAGGGATGGAATCCGCAATGAAATGGCAAGATGGTGTTGTGTATGCCAATCAAGTGGTAAAAGGCGAGATACTTGTTTGCAGAAATGTTTTACTTGCTTGTCAAAGATTTTTAAATCAGCTTGAAAATAAAGAATGGGAATGGGAATTTCATCCTGAAGCTGTTGACCATTTCCTGCGGTTTGCTTCAATTATGCGCCATGCAAAAGGCGTTTATGCTGGTCAACCTATAAATCTTGAACCATTTCAAATACTTTTAATTTGCGGCATTTATGGCTTTTGGTCTAAAAAAGACAAAAGCAAGCGCATGGTTAATGACGTAATTGTTTTCATTCCTCGCAAAGCTGGCAAGTCAACGCTTATTGCTGTTATTGGATTATACGAATTGCTCTTTGGCGAAAAGGGTTCTGAAGTCTATACATTGGCAACTAATCGCGATCAGGCAAGCATTGTATTCACATCAGCAAAAGGCTTGATTGAATCCATGCCACAAGAAGTGCGAGATTTATACAATGTGCAAAAAACACACATTACCAAAATTGGTGATTCGCAATCTACGTTTAAAGCATTAAGCAGAGATACTAAAAAGACAGGCGATGGTATGAATCCATCATGCGCCATTATTGATGAGGCGGCGCAGATTGTAGATAGGAATGCGATTGAAGTTTTGCATTCGGGCATGGTGGCGCGAAAAAATCCGTTACGCATTTACATTACAACTGCGTCATTTACTAAAGATACTAAGTTCCATGAAGATTTGCTGATGATGCAAACCATGTTATCAGGCGAAGCTACGGATAATCCTCGATGGTTTGGTTTGCTTTATGGATTGGATACGCAAGACGATTGGAAAGATTCTGCGGTGTGGGCAAAAGCAAATCCGATGCATGGAATTACAGTATTTGAAGAAGCAATTCAACAACGTGCGGAAGAAGCAAAACACAAACCAGCAACGCTTAATGAATTTCTTTGCAAAACTCTAAATGTATTTGTCAGCGCAAATTCAGCATGGATTGACAGATCGCATTGGGATGTATGCGGTGGCTCATATAGTGAGCTACCACCTGAAGCTGTTTTTATTGGTTTTGACTTAGCAGCAACGCGAGATTTAAATGCTGTGTGTACTCTTAAACGATATTCCGAAGATGATTATTTTGCTGAATGGAAATTCTTTTTGCCTGAAGAAGGTTTAACTCATGTTCCGCAACATTATCAGGATATTTTTAGAAATGCTTGCGATTCAAGTATTTTGCATTTGACGCAAGGTAATGTTATGGATGATAGGGAAATATCCGATTACATAAGACAGCAAGCGTCAAAATATGATGTTAAAGAAATAGGTTATGACGCTTACAACGCAGCAAGTTTAATTGCTCGATTGCATGAACAAGCAATGCCAGTTAAAAAGGTTGGGCAAGGCATGGCTGTATTAAGCAATCCATCAAAGCATTTGGAAAAGTTAATTTTAGGCAAAAATATTAAACATGATGGCAATCCGTTTTTAGGTTGGCAGCTTGGTAATTGTGAAGTGTACGAAGATGTTAATGGAAACATAAAAATTCGTAAGAATGAAGCTGATAAATCTGCAAAGGTTGATGGTATTATTGCGCTAATAATAGCAATGCATTGTTCATTAGATCATCCAATATCTAATGATAATTATGGATTCCGAACTTTTTAAGGTGCAATCATGGGCGTACTAGATATTTTTAAAAGAAAAGATAAAGCGCAAAAAGAATCTAATACGCTATTCGGGCAGACAACTCTTGGAAATAATATTCTTCGGAATACAGGTTCTGGTGCTGCATTCCAGCAAATGCTTTATGTCACCACAAGTTCTGCAACGCAAGCAGGGCGAACGGTGGATATGTCGGTGCTGTCGCGCAATTCGACAGTTATGTCATGCCTAGCAGTTAAGGCTAGAGCATTATCACAATTGCCTGTACGAATAGTTTCTTACAACGCAAATGACGAATTGGTCGATGCTTGCCATGATGTATCAATTGGTGCGCGAGACAAAATTAAGGCGCGACAAGTTTATAGTCTTTTGGCAAACCCTAATAATTTTCAATCGCAATATGAATTCTGGTATCAGTTCTCTATGTGGCTGGATATGGCTGGCGAATGCTACACAGTTTTTTGGCGCAAAGATCAAAGCAAAGCAGATCAAACGCCTTTGGAAATGTACATTCTTGACGCAACGCTAATCACTACGCAGTTGACAGAAACACGATACCCAATGTATCGATTGGCAACGCCAAGTTATGGTTTTTCTAAAGATGCTCCTTTGGATTATTGGCAGGTGATGCATTTAAATGAAATGGGTTGGCAAGGTTCGGGCGGCTGGAATAAAGGCACTTTGCTTGCTGAATTGATTGGCTTAGATCAA